AGGACGGAATGTGCGGTTCTCCGAAGACCACATCCTCGCCGGGCTTCAGATGCACCATTTGGCCCGGGCCCATCTGATACTCATTCGAGTTGTCGGTGATGTCCCTGTCCGGCGGGTTGTCCGGATCGTCATCGTCTCCATAGCTGACTTCGTTGAACGGGATCTGTGCTGGGTCGGACTCGGTTTTGATCCACGCGGTGAAGAAGCTCTGGATCAGCGCGGCCATCAGCTCGCTCTGTGTATATCGGGAGATGTTCAGCAGGGATTCGATCACAGGCGCCAGGTAGCTCACGCCGCGGTACTGATCCGGACGCTCGCTGTCCATGATGTGCAGAACGTTCGGCAATCCGGTTTCGGTGTTATAGGCCTTCACCCGCTGCCACTTGATCTTGTCCTGGACTTTCATCCGCTGGTTCGGATACACGCTGCAGATCCAGTAGGCCACGACCCGGCCGGTCTTTTTGTCGACCTCAACGCCGTCATAGATCGGGTTCTTGTTCTTCTGGTTGATGCCGTCGGTAATCATCACACCGGGGATGCGCTTCGCGTACTGCGGCGTACAGATCCGGTCGGCTTCGATCAGATGGATCCGGAGCGAATACGGATTCAGCAGAGGATTCGTATTGAAGTCCCGCTGAATCAAGGCGATCACATCACCGTTCGGGAGCCAGGAGCTCACCGTCAGCTGCTGAAGGCCTGCGAAGTTGTTCATGCCGATCGCGTCGCAGTTCTCGCGCTTGTTTGCCCAGATTGCAAACTCGCGTTCGGTTTTCTTCTGCCATTCCTTCGCCGCTTCCGGCGTCATGTGGAGCACGTCCGGTTCAATCGCGCATCGAAGCTTCAGCCCGGTGCCGACAACCTTCGTCTTGTTCGTCTGCACAGCGGACCGCGCGATCGGCGAGCCCATATACAGCATCCGGCCTCTCTGCCGGAGGGTGTAGTTATTCCAGTTGATATCCTCGTTCGGTGAGGTTGACCGGGCAGTAAATCCTTTCATGGATCGTCTGACCGTGCTGGCACCGGCGTCAGAATACCCGCTTGCCTGCGGTCTGAATTTCTCCATGTTTACCACCTCCTATCTTGTCAGAATAAAGGCCACCAGACGGCGAAAGGAGACGAAACTCCGCCCAGGTGACCAATAGATAAAGCCCGGCACGAAGCACGGGCGATATCCCTCAGTAGTCCCGGGGTACAACAGCAAAGGCCCGGCGGGGCTTCAGACCGTCCAGCAGATTTTCGTACTGAGCAACCTTGTCCTCCGCGTCGTTGATGGCCTTCTTTAGAGATGGAAGATCAAACCGCGTCAGCGATCTGTCATCGATCTCGTAGCTTTTTACGCCGCCTTCGATCAGTGATGTGTATGCGTCCATCAGCTTGGCCAGCTGCTGCCGCCAGTAATTCAGCCTCTCTTCGACCGTTTCCCGTTTCATGTGCTCACCTCCATCACCAATCAAGAAGTTCATTCATTCGTTTTTCAACCTGGTCCATCGGATTCGCCCGCTGCAGGGTCTGCCGTGGCCGTCTGGGTGCCTTCGGGGCTTCAGAAGTGTTACCGCTCGCCCTGCGCAGTAAGGCGTCCATATCGGGCGCTAAAGCCGTAAAAGCGGCCTGCGCGTAATTCCGGCAGTCAAGCGCTTCATTCCGTTCGTGTCCCGGGATCTTCTCCCACACCCACGGATTTTTGTTATGTTCCTTGTAGACCAGGTGCTCGGAGAGCAGGCCTACAAAGAACCGGTGCTCATATCCGCATTCCGGATTGAGCGGGAAGTGACAGTATCGCGGACCGGGCGTCTGGATCTTCAGCCCGTCCATGATCATCTGCTTGCCGGCGTCAACGCCAAGCTGGTACTGCCAGCATTCGCCGATCGTCCGGCCGCGCAGCACGATCTTCACCTTTTTCGGCGGGGAAGTGTAGGGCTTGCCGTCACCGCCCATGCCCTTGCAGTCGAAGACGCGCATCCCGATGCGCTGTGCGCAGTTCTTCCGGACTTCCTGGGTAAAGTGACCGCCGTCATCCACGAAGGTCATGGAGATCCGGAGGCCCTTGCCGTTTACGTACCGGTAGACCCGTGTCAGGATCTCGTCCAGCGCTTCCCATGGTTCCGGCGTATCCGGACGCCCGATCAGTACGCCGCGCCGGATGCCCCAGTTTTCCTTGCGGATACCCCATCCGACAACCTCGTATTCGAGGCGGTCATCCTGCACGTCCACGCCGCAGGTTAGCACCAGGACGCCGTCCGGCAGATCTGCCTTGTACTCCTCGCGCCTGGCAAGGTAATCGTCCTCGTTGGCCAAACCTCCGCGCTCTTCCCACAGCTCGCCGAACAGCGTGTTATACACGACCTTCAGCTTGTTCGTATCGCCCCTGGCTGCCAGATACTCGGAAACGATCTTTGACCAGCTGACCCAGGGCGAACAAAAAGCATTCAGCCAGAAGGACCGAATGCCGTTCTTTTTCGCATCCGGGTTCTCGGCGATCCACTGCGCCGGAGCCCGCTTCATGTCGTGCTCGTAGGAGATCCCGCCGCACCCGGGGCAGACATAGTACACTTCGTTCACGATGTAGGTCTGCTCGTGATCGACCTCCACTGTGTCGAACTGGTACCGGATATCCTGCCATCGGATGTTGTGATACTCACCGCATTGAGGACACCGTGAGCACCACCGTTCCCGGGTGCCCTCGTTGAACGCCTTCTCGATCGGGGAGAATCCCTTGATCGTCGGCGTGGAGCACTCGTAGGACTTCGCGTTGTAGAAGGTCCGCTGCCGCGCCATGGCCAGTTTCCACGGATCGCCTTCCTTGCCGGCCTCAACGGCCCACCGGTCGCGCTCGTCACCGAGTACGTATCTGATTGGTTTGGAAGCCAGGGCGTGGGCCTCTGTGCTTCCGCACATGGTCAGGATGCCGCCGGGATACGCTTTCTGCAGAATCGTGTTCCCGGTGTCTCCACGAAGCAGCTTCGCCACTTTCTTCCGGAGCGTCTTGGAGTCCCGGATCATCGGCGCGATCCTCAGTTTGGAATACTCCCGGGCGTCTCCGTTTGTCGGCTCGATCATCAGGATCGATCCCGGATCCTGGTCGATGATGTAGCCGATGATGTTGTTCATGGCTTCCGACTTGCCGACCTGTGAAGCGGCCACCATGACGATGTGTCTGACCTTGGGATCTGTGAAGGCGTCCATCACTTCCTTCAGATACGGTGTTTTCTTTGTACGCCATGGACCGGCCTCCGCGCTACTCTCCGGAGAAAGCCTGCGGAATTTATCCGCCCACTGGGAAACCGTCAGATCTTCCGTAGGGCGTAAGGAAAGGATGGGCCGCCTGATCGCTTTGTTAAGCGCTTTCAGACTCATTACTCATCCTCTACTTTCTCGTTCATGTTCTCCCGTTCTCTGACCAGGGCTTCATACTTCGCCGGATCGTACTCATATTCCGACAGCTCCTGCAAGATCGCGTTCACTGCCTCCTTGATCAGCACGGAGCACTCTTCAGCGGTATCGCACAGACTGACTTCAACTGCAAGCCGGCCGGGGAGACTCAACAGCGCGTTCCGGATCGTGTCGCACAGGTCCTGTGTCAGTGCCTCGACGTCCTCGCTCCGGTGCATCTTGCCCTTGAGCTCGTCTGCCTGCAGCTGGGCCATGGTAGCCTTGGCAACTTTCAGCTTGACCTCCGCGGTGTTCCGCGCCTTGTCCAGCTTCTTGTCCTCTTCGGTCTTGTCTCCGTCAACAAGAAAGTCAATGTAGTTCCGGATGTTCTTCACCAGGGGCAGCTTGCCCTTGGCAATCGTCTGCAACGTCCCGTCCTGGATCATCTGCTGGATCCGGCGAAGACTCACGCCCAGAACCACGGCCATGGTAGTCGAGTTAACGATCGTCTCTTCGTTGATATCCGGATTGACGTTTCCGGAATACTCGTCTGTCAACAATCTCGCCTCCTGTCCGTAACCCTCTCCCTGGAAGGTTTTGCGTTATTATTCAAAGGCTTCAGCGTTTCCGCAACGATGAAACCGAATAACCAAAATCTACAAACAAAATCCGGATATTCCATCCGGATGTGTAACGAAACGCCCTAAATCGCTTATATGTCGTTGTTTTTTATGGGGTCGGAGAGGG